ACCCACCACCACATTAGGAATAGATGCCTTTGTTACACCCTTGCCTGCTGTAAAGTCTGATGTGTAATTGCTATCCGTGCTTAACTTATATGTAATCTCCGTAAGCGTAACTTTATCACTAGCATTGTTAGTCCAGTTTACCAGTATGTCTACCTTACTGGTTGTACCGTCAATAGCGTTCTGCTGTGATAGAGAAAGGTTTGTTGGTGCAGTTACACTGTAATCACCTGTTGATACATCAGAGCCTTCTGCTTGACCTGTGGTGTAGTCATTTGTTGCAAAGTTAAATACGGATGCATCTACTTCTTTAAGGTCTAAACGAGTTGCAATAATTGGCACATCACCATCTTGCAACATCTCCATGTTTGTAGATAAAACTTCAAAAACTTTTTGATTATAATTAAGCCTGTCATTTGTCAAATAAACCCAATCATTAGGTTGCAGTCTCATAAATTGCAAACTAACCATTACTGAAAGTGTTGTTGTTTGCCTTTGGCTTTTTAATGCGATACGACCAAGCCTTTGCGCCATAGTGTCTGTTACAGTAAATGGTAAGGTAACTTCCATTTGTTTTACATAATTTGTTGTGCTTTCACCACTTGGCGTATCTGCATTTAAAAATGTAGAATCTTGATAAACCTCTGCATCAGTTGACACATAATTTAATGCTTCATCAACATATACAGGTTTTACAGAGTTAAAAAGATCGCCTGAACTTGAATTTGTAGATACAGCAATAGGTGCTAATAATTCATTATCAGTTATTGTTAAGCTCGGTGTTTGTGATGCGCCTGCAAAAACTGTAAATTCACCATTTACATAAGACATTTTGCCAGCCATGGAACTTAAAACAGACTCAAGAACGCCATTGCCGTTTGCGCTAAAGCTTGTAAACCCATTGGCTGTATATCTTCTTTCTTGTGTTGAACCGTCAGCCAGCGTTACCTGTTGATCACAAGTATTTGCTGCTGAAGCAATACCACCTGCATTTGTTGTATCATTTATTTCTGATGCTTTGGCTTTTAATCCATATTGTGTATCTGTTAAGTAGTCTCTAATAATTAATGCAGGATTTGATCTTTGCAAGTCAGTTGTAGCGTTTGCACCTGTTCTTGGGTCGTAAACATTTTTTCCTTTAACTACAAAAGATGTTGAGGGCAAACCACCACCAAACTTTTCTGCATCAAAAACCATTTGTATATAGACATAAGCAACGCCCCTAAATCTATCAGTGCTTGTAATAGATGCGCTTGTACCTGCTAATGATTGTATTGCAAAATTGTCAGCAGTTTGATCGTCTGCGCCAAGATGTTTGGTAAAACGAATTAATCTGCCATCTGTAAATGAATTACCATTTTCAGTATTCGTATACTCTGAATTTGTTGCGGTATGTACTGTTTGTCCGTTAATAGTGCTAGTTGTAGATGTTAAATTAACATCATTTAGCCTAACTGTTTCTATAGATTCTATTTCATGCCCTGCGATTGCCACTATCATATGTAGCATGTGATCATCTACGCCTGCTGTTTCAATATGAACGATTGTACCGCCTACACGGCATTCACCATAAATAATTTGTCTTGGTGCTAGTGGCGCACGAGTTGCAAATTTATTTCCAAAATTTCCTGCAGAAGCATTAATTCCTTTTGTAGTCATTTCACCTATTACACTTGCAGCCAAAACTCCTACAAATGTAGCTGTGCCATAAGCAAGTGTTGAAAATGCAAAAGAATATGCAAGCGAACCTGCTGCAACACCAGTGCCAAAATATGCAAGTGCTGCACCGCCAGTTATGACAACAAAGGTTGCTACTATGGCAGCTTTTATAGATTTAGCCATTAATCAAATCTCCAAACTCTATAGGCAAGATCATTGTCAACTACATTTATTCCATCATCTGTAGGTGTTAGTATTCCAAAACCATTACACATACCTACTAAATATGTGCCTTGATTTTGTGAATAGAGAACCAAATCACCGCAAGTCATAAATGCTTTATCAATCTCACCTACGCCTTTTGCGTTGCAGGCTTTCTCTATGCTAGTTTCTAAATCACCACCATAAGATGCTATGGCTTTCATGGCGCTTTCTTCGTCATGCCAATCCAATTTTTTAGGTATTAAATCTTCACCAGTAATTTGCTTTATGACCGCATTGCTAAACTTACAACAATCGTTTCGCCCCCATACAAAAGGGTAATTATTATGTTTTACAAAGTCGTGAAACATAGGTTCCCAATTAGGTAGTTTCTTCATCTTGTTTGATTTCTATAGCTTTGGTTGTATTCATCTTCACCAATTGATCCACCGCCACCACTACTACCTGATGATTTGCCCCAATTGATTTGTTTGTCTTGTAAGGATGCAACACGGTTAAAACCAGTATCACCTGAATGCAAAAAGTTTTGTGATTCTTTTGTGTATCTAAGGTTAGATGGTCTATCTAGGTCAACCAGTCTATTTTCCGCATCTATAGTTACTGTAGAGCCTTCAGGAGTATCATTTACAACAAGGCTAGCCATTCTGCCTTTAAACAAAGTAAGCGTTCCTGCTACCTCATTTGTACCACCCATAACATAGCCTAAAAACAATGTTATTGGTCTATTTTGATAGTTTTCAGTCAAAGCATATGTAACAACTGTACTGTCCATTCCTGATAAAGAAATAACCAAACCATTAGATTTTAATTCTAAATTATCTTCTGAGTTGCTTACATTAAGTAATGTGCCTGCGCCAGTATATGTATCAGAGCCTATTACGAGATCATCTGTGCCTGACCAAACTAAAATATCATCTGTATCAAACTCTGCTTTGACTGCAAAGAATAAGGCTTGTTCGTCTGCACCTAGACGATTTACGATAGAACTATCTAAACCCTGCCTAGTTGCCATTAAATTACCTCAATACAAGAAAAACTAATGCCGTAGTTGGATATTCGGTCTGCTGACCAACTTACCTCATTAGATATGAGCCTAAAAGTTCCTTTTGGATTTGTGAATACTGCGTAATGTCCTGTTGCTAAGTCTGATCTAAGCTTGGGTTGTATGGCTACACCATAGAAATCTTTTGCACCGTCAGCCGTAGCTGTTGCATCTTCCGTAACCATTACTATCTGTGTGGGCGTTGCTGTGGTGTTTGCAGCCGATTGTATCTGTAAGTAATCTCCTTTCTTAATAGTGCCACTAGCAGCGTTTGTGGAAGCGAGAAGCGATAATCCAGTAGCACCCTTGACATTGGTTCTAACTTTACAGCTTGCTGTGTTTGATTCTGTAGTAAATGTGCTTGTAGTTACAACAACTGTATTGCTTGTTACACTACTTATTTTATGTGTACCGTTGTTATCTTCATTGGTTGCACCAGTAACGACTATAAAATCCCCATCTTTAGCACCGCTAAAACTTGAAGCACCTGCTGTAATGGTTGAGCCACTAAAAGAAAGTGTTACTGATGTTTCATTTGTTCTTAAATTAGAGGTAAGAAATCCTGTGCTATATGTTCCTGTATTTGTCAGCGCATCAGGGTCAGCAAATTTAAAGTGATTGACTGTGCCGTTTAGTTCCAAAAGAAAAGACTGCCATTCAACGGCTTGTGATCTTCTCATTGGTGGTAAAGAAACCTCTGCTGTCCAGTACACACCATCAAACTCTTGTGTTTTTGTTTTGCCAGTAAAAGGACTTACTGTAGTACCTACCGTTCTTACAAGCGACCAGTTGCTTCTTACGAAGTTAGGACTTGCAGGCATTGATATTAATTTAGCCACCTTGTAATGCTCTCCTAAAATTACCACCACGCATTGCAGCTTCAGCTACAGCACCTTTTGTTACATCTGCTATCTGTGGCATCATTTTTGTTACCTCTGCTCTAACTGTAGGTACAACACCAGTAGCAAAGTTTACAGACTGGTTTACTATGATGGGCGAGCCACCGCCCATAGCGTTTTTAGTATTCATGCTATTTAAAATATTTCCGCTAGTATCAGGAACAAACATTTCAGTTCCAGTTTCTCCTACAAAATAGGGTTGCCCTTTTTGTACTCTACTTCCACTTGCTCTTCCGCCTATTGTTGGCAAGGCACTAGTACCAGTAAGACTAAATACAGTATTAAGTATTTTATTTACTACAGCCATCTGTAAATATATTGCAATAATTTGGCTAACTATATTTTTAGAAAAGTCTTTAAAACTTTGTAATGCGTTTTCACCATCCATTAATGATTTTACAAAATCAGTTGTAAATGAATTTGCTGCATTAACAATTGCTTGCTGCATTTCATCGCTAAAAGTTGCAGTTTCATCTAACTCGTCTTGCAATTTTTGTAAGTGTTCTACAACAGCTTCCATTTCAGATATATCTTTAACACCAAGAAAGCCCATAATTCCTGCTAACTCTTTTTCGTCACCAGTATTTATTAAATCTTTAAGAAATTTTATTTGATCGCCAAGTTTCTTAGTTTCAGGAACAGCGTCATCTACAAGTTTTTTAAACTTTGGAAGAAAATCTATAAGACCATCTATGCTTCCTGCATCAAATGCGTTTGTTGTTGGTTCTGCTAAACTTTCTACAAACATTTGTCTATCTAATTCAAGCATTTCCTTCATTGCGTTTACATACATAGAATGAAATTTTTTAAAGTCCCTAGATGCCTGACCTCTGTCTCCATATTTGCCTATTTGACCAAAGGCTGCATCTGCTTGTGCTTTTGCAAGTTCTGCTGTCGCTTGTAATTCTCCTCTTTGCTCTGAAAGTGGTTTTGATGTATCAACACCCATATCTTCTAAGGTTCTTTCTCCTCTTGAAGCTCTGTTTGCTTTTGCAATAGCGTTTGCCATAGCGGTAAGCCTATCAGCCATGCTTTTAAGAAAATCGCCTAGTCCACTTTTAAATAATTCATCTCCCAACTGTTTAAAAGCAATAATCATGTTAGATGTTTTGGTAGAAAGGTTGTCCATTTTGGCTTCCATAGCGCCACCAAACTTTTCTTGCAACCCTTCAGTTAAAGCCTTAACCATTTCTGCAGCACCCTCTGCTGTCTTACCAAATTCAGCTATATCATCTTTACCGAGATTAAGTTTGTCGCTTAGAATACCAAGAACATCTATACCTCTGTCAGAGATCATATTTAATTCTTCTAAACCCATACCGCCTGATGCTGACCTTTGCACCATTCTTATTAAGGCTTCAAAAGTACCAAGTTGATCTACAGATACAGATGCAGTATCAGCAAATGTTTGCAACATATCCATACTTGGTTCTATGCCTGCTGATTTCAGTGCAATAAATGCTTTGGTTGCATCTTCTATTTGAAATGGTGTTGTTTGTGCAAATGTAAATATTTTTTGCATGGCTGCATCACCTGCAGTAATACTACCAAAAACACTATCTAATGAGTCTTTTAAATCTTCAAAGCCTGCGCCAACTCTTGCAATTGCGCCTGCTGAAACAGCAATAGCTGCAATACCTGCTGCCGCAGCAATAGCAGGACCTTTGATTTTAGACAATCCTGTTGCCATACCACCAAATGCAGCACCACCTGCAGCACCAGTAACTTTAATCCTGCCTTGTATTTGTTTTAGTTCGGATTTAAGCTGCTTTGTATCAGCTTTTATCTGAATTACTAGATCGTCTATCTTAGCCATTAGTCAGGGTATAACTCCATAAGGTCATCTAGTTCTGCTCTATCCATAGGTTTTTCTTGCTCTG